CGTTTATGGAGAATAGGAGACTCGAACTCCTGACAGCCTGCTTGCAAAGCAGGTGCTCTACCAACTGAGCTAATTCCCCGAGAGCCACTCAACGGACTTGAACCGTTGACCTACGGTTTACAAAACCGTTGCTCTATCCAGCTGAGCTAGAGTGGCATTCTAGCGAATTTTAAATGACCCCAGTTAGAACCCCAAACTTTTTGCTTGGTTTCTACATCGAATCCTTTGTCAACTACATGATATTCATCGCTGGTTAGCAGAATATCATTTTCAAGGTAAGTTTTCTTGCCTTGCCAATCAACATAACATTCGCAAGTGGTTGTACCACCTTTGAAGGTAGTAGCGTCAACCCTTTCAAACATAATATCACAACCATCGCGGTATGTCAAGTCTTCATCAGTAATTTGATCAAGATTTTTCGCACCAATATATTTGGTTGCGTCTTTTAACTCAAAATTTCTCAGGAAAAATTTTTCGTCTTTCTCGATAACCTCAAGCACAAATTGCCTGTAGGGACGACCCTTCATATAGTTATAAGATTGCTCACCATAGAATCGATTCTCACCAATTCTTTTATGTGTGATAATAATGTGAGCATAACGAGTAGGATGACCTTGTGCTTGGCGTTTGTTAGAAAAGGTCCCCTCAAGCAATTCAATAAACTGACTCATTCTGGTATAAGTTCTGGATTAACGAGATCTAATTCAAATAAAACTGGGTGACATTCTTCAGCAATCAAATAATCAGAGAATCTAAAGATATCTTCCATAGTAAACTCTGGATTTAATGCTGCTTCTGACAAAATCCATTTATCTTCTTTCTCTTCTTTTTCAAGAACATCAAAAGCAAATGGGATATTCTCAACAAAGTACATCAGAACTGGTTCATTATCAACGAAGACATGTTTGCGACTGATTGTGTACTTGTTTGCCATTTTGTCAGTGTTTCCTGTCATTACTATTTAACAGGAAAATGCGAGAGGGGGGACTTGAACCCCCACGAATGTTACATTCAACAGATTTTAAGTCTGGTGCGTCTACCGATTCCGCCACACTCGCAGGTGTGAGAGGCGGGGAACAGTTTGTCGTTCCCTCTTACCTGTGTCTTGCCTCTCAACTCCGTAATTATAGCAGATCAGGTGGGGCGTGTGGGAGGTGTAGACAGTTTAACTAGTGACTGCTTTTTAATCCATGCCTTCAGTTCGGGAGTTTCTTCCCATTCCCAGATCTCTTCACGACCTTTGCTGTCTGTGCGCTTCAATGTTTTCTTAGTCATTGGTAATACCGTCCATTACTTGTTGTAGGTCATCAGCACGACCCCTATAGTAATCAATCTCCTCAGCAAGGACATCACGAATGTCATCGATCACAACACTGGGATCAATGTCATCGTTGAAGTAGGACTTGATTGCTTCCGATAGGTAGCGTCGTCTGTTCCACTCCATACTATAGGGTTTGTAGTTCATGATAATAGAGTTTCCATGTTCTAATTGTATATGGTCTCAATACATTTGTCAAGTCAAAGGAACATTCCTTTGTCACTCATGTATTGTAGTGCTTCTTTCATGCTACCGATGTGTTTCAGTCCGATAGCAATTTGTGGATATGTTGCCTCTGCTCCAAATTCATTACGAAATTGGTGATCTTCAAAGTGTCTTCCTAGTTCGTATTTTTGGAAGTCAGTTACTTCTCTTAAGTTTTCTAAGAGTGCTGCCATACGCTCACACTCTTGACTACCGTTGCTGTAAATTACTGCTGTGGTCATATTCAATTACGATTTTTCTATGGGAAGTTTTCTTATCAGCAACTATATAGTGCTTCGCTTCACCATCTAACAATTGTTCAATCTTTTCTACAAGATTATCAACAATTACTTTATTTGTCGCTTTTTCCCAGTTAGAACCTTCAACCAATTTAGTTACACCTTCTAAATGATTTTCTACAGCAATTTTTCTAAAGTTGTCGTCAATCACGCTGCCTCCAATCATCAGGTTTGTCTTGTTTGAACCAGTCTACAATTTCATCTGCACCTGAGAACCCTGTACGATGATTAGATGGGTCGGGATCTCCTAGTCCCATCTTATTCATAAAATCGTCCATACTGCCCTCTTCAATGCCCTTAGATTGGCGTCTTGCCTTGTTTAACCAATCTCTGGCGGTAGTGTGTGCCTTTGCAAGTTTCTCCGCCCAAATCATGTCGGACAGTTCCACTACATCGTTATTTGCAATTTTCTTACAAATGCCTTCTAATCGTAGTCTGTACTGAGTAGATAGCATAGTCCCCTCACTAACAGTGATATTTAGAATAAAAAAGGGGATCCGAAGATCCCCTGTTATTATATCACACTATTTGTGGATCAGAAGTTATACTTCAAACCGACTTTAGCACCATATCCACGATCGATGTCATCATCACCAGATCCAACGAAGGAGACTTCACCATATGCTCCAAGTTGCTCGGTAACAGCGACACCCAGACCTGCCTTACCAGAAGGAACGGTGTCACTATCGCCACCATCAGGAGAGAGAAGGGTAGCACCGCCCTGGACATAGTAAGAAGCAGATTCACCCAGAGCACCTTCGTAGCCTACATGGAAATCTGTCGCGGCACCAGTGTAGTCCGCGCCCGTCCATCCAGCATTGGTTTCTACATTAACGTAGGGTCCTGCAAGGGCAGCACCAGGAGCAGCGAAAGCAGCAGCTGCAGCGGCAGCAGCGAAAGCAGTTTTGATCATTTTTGTTTTCCTTTGTTTAGAGTTACTTGCGGAGTGGTTACCCGCAGATGGTGGATGAGGTTAAACCCCCATCGCATGAATACAATTTATCAGGGTTGCAAGGAAAAAACAACCCCCCTTGTGCCAGTTTTCGATACGGATAACCGATAAGTCAGATAACGCTGACTTATCAGTTCAAGAAGATGGTGGCACCCTTGACATTAACAATAGCAGGTGTAGTGATGTCAATGTTGCCAGCAACTGCCAGTAATTTAATTGCCACAGTTCTATCTTTGATTAACTGTCCTGGTCCACCAACAACTGTTTTGTGAGAAATGCCTGTGACTTCTACTTTTTCGTCACCAAGAATCTTGTTATTGATTGCTCCAGTAGAAATAATGTTAGTTGATGCTCTAGGGTCAAACTTAATCTCAGTTGTTTCACCAGCACCAACACTCTCTACTCTGCCAGAAACCTGATCAGATTTATTATTTGCTTTAGTTGTAATGCTACCAGCAGCAAATGTGATAGTACCACCACCTGCTTCACCTGCTTGGAAAGTAATATTCGATCCTGCTTTGATTGTAATATCAGGAGCTTCTAGAAGAATCGATTCAGCATTGATAGTTCTCTGCCCTGATGTTTCTTCATCGTAATCACCATATGCACTAACAGACAGTGCTACTTTGTCGTCGCCCTCATTTGCATTAAAAGTAAAAACTCCTTTGCCTTCATTTCTACATTGAATGCCGTTACTATGAGTCAGGATTTTGCCGCTACCAGGACCCCTCTCTTTAGTTTTCTGTCCTGCTTTAATACGAATGTTGCCAACATTGTCAAATACAACTCTTCCGTCACTAGGACCAAAGATCATATGCTGAAATTGTGATCCATCAGGAAAATAGACATTATAATATGCCGTATCATCATACTTCTTGACAGTTTTCAAAATAAAACCATCGTCTAATACTTGTACCTGATTAGGGGTAGAAGAATTAGCAATACTACTTGGCGTACTATTAGGTGCAGGATTTGACATTATGGGCAATCAATATATTTTCCAGTTCCAATCTTAGTGGAACCAACGACTTCTAGTTCTTCAGTATCTAGACATACCAAGGATGGAATAAATTTTGCTCCATATCCTTCGCCACCAACAATGATCACTTCTGGAGTAGAAGCAAATGTTGTGGTTCTATCTTTGATCTTTAGAGATACAACAAATCCATCTTCATTGATGACTGCCTCTGCAATATCAGATTTGCCATCAACAAAAACTAGTGGAGGACTTGTATATCCCAATCCTGGTCTCAACATGGTGAAACTATCAATGATGCATCGCAATCCATTGGTTTCTGCACGATTCTTCTTGTATCCATACCCACCATTAGTTACTCTAATTTCGGTAAGATATCCATCACCATCCAACAATGCTGTTGCAGTTGCACCAATGCCCTCTCCGCCAATAAAAACATATGGAGGATTGGTCCATGGATCACCAGTTTCACACACAGGAATACTAATTATAGCACCATTAGCATCTGTAATTGGTTCGCATGGTACAGTTGGTTTGATTTTTACTGGATTAGTTGGATTATCAACATTGTCTCCTGGTTGTGGAGAGTTTGGATCTCCACCCTCATCCAGTTGACCATTGATAGTTACTTCTTCCACAAGTCCTTTTGCAGAAAGAGCGAACAATAGAATCTCTTCTCCTTCAATCTCTGTGTCTTCTGCAATACCAATAACAACTTTGTCTTCACCATTCTGGATAAATCCACTGCCTGTTAGTTCGCCACCAAAGATATCAGCATTTGTAATGTTAGATCCAAAGATGTTCCAATAGTATTCAGTTCCATCAGCAACATTTTCGGTCGTCACAGTAAATGTGACAAACTCACCTTCATTAACAACATTCTTGTCTACAGATAGTCCCCACTTAGCAGAATCTGGATCTTGTGGATTGACTGGTGTCAATACATCGTCATCATCTGTATCTGGGACGAGACCATTGATTGTCTCTACTGGGTCAATATTACTTCCTTGGTTTGGTTCAGGTATAGTTCCTGGTTGTGCAGGAGTTGGTGGTGCATCAGATACAATATTAGTAATCGTACACTGAATCAAGTTCTGTGGGATGAGTGAATAGTATCCACCACCACTTTGAGGTGTGAGACTCTTTAACTTCAGATAGAAAACCTCATCAGGTTCTGATGGATTAGTATCTGCAAAAGTCATTACTTCTACTTTTGCTTGAGTCTGTCCTGGTGCAAATGGAACAACTGTTGGTTCTAGTTTCTGATAATCTTTTCCATGTTCTGCAGATCCATCAATAGTTTTTACTTTCAGAGAGGAAGCAAGTCCAAGTGCTCCAGATCTTACAATGGTAAAGATAGCAAGGTTGCCTTCCTTAACTTCAATTGGTTCACATGTATATGAGAATGTATCATCCTCTGTAATAATGATTGTTGATGGAGGAGGATTAGTTGTAGTTCCACCAGTTCCACCGCCTGGGGCAGAACCTTGACCAGGAGGAACCTGATTTCCACCAACAAATCCAACATTAGTGTTTGATAGTGGGTTACCCTCGTAAGCATCAGGACAAGTGTAGATATTATCGTCTCTACCTGTTTCTGGGAAGAGATCATCAATGCCTTTGTCGAGTTCATCTAGAAGTTTATCTAGTCCATTCTCATCGTCTTCCTCATCTTCTTCCTCACCATTGAAGCATTCCTTTCTCTTATCAGCACAAGTAGTATCAGGTCCCGAGCAGGAGATTCCTAAGATGTCTAAGATAAAGTTTACAGCACCACCAATTAAGTTCAAAGGAGAAGCGATAGCACCAAGAATAGACTGCAAAGGACCAAGGATAGAAGCAAGCAACTCATCCATCAGTGATTGAATTTTGTTGATGATACCACCAACCAGCAAATCTAATTGACATGCTGCCATTCTATAGAGTGATTCAACATAACCCATGATGGTGTCAGTCAACCACTTAGCAAGTCTCTCACCAATATCCGCCATAGAGCAACCCAATGCCTTGAGTTGTTCATTGAACCACTTGGTAACAGGTGTTAGTGCATTACCACTTTCATCTTGACGCAACAGGGTATCTACTAACCACTCAACACCTTCTCTAAGTTTTTCAATAACAAATCCTTTTACTTTAGCAACAAATTTCTTCGCTAATGCAATAGATTTGTTTGTATACTTAGTAACAATACCAGTAACTTCATTAACTTCACCAGTCATCCTATTGACTAGACTGGTTCCAACATTTCCATTACTATTCTGGATCTCAAACAACATCTGCCCGAGAATAGTATTGAAATGCTCGGACATATTTGCTTCCTTACCACACTTCTCAGCAACCTCGATACATTCGTTTTTCTTTTGATCGAGTAATTCTGCTAAAGGGCGATGTGCTGGTGCTGGTTGTGGTGCCTTTGTGTCTGTAACTCCCGCTGCATTGTCGGGATCATTTCTTGGATAGTTTTCTCCTGGTTTAATAGGAGCAGAAGACTCACCTGTTGTCTGAATATCTTCAGCATTAGCATTAGTAGTGCCTTCACTGGTTGCCAATACTTTCTTGCCATTCTCATTGACAATTGTTGGCAATCCATCAATATGTGGATTTACATTATAATTGACAAATGTAGTAAATGCTTTAGCAGGAACTGTAGGTTCCGACTCATTCATCATTTGGGTAGCACCAGGGAGGGTGCCAATAGAACCCATGATGATTGGTTTTTGTCTGTATGGATCTAGATAAAATCCAACAACCCAACAACCAACTTCAAGTCCAACTGATGCTGCTTTTCTGTTTCCAATAGTAGCAGGGTCCGTGACTGGATACATCACGGTTGCCCATGGCAAGTCTTCTGGTTTTAGAACTTCCTGATCCTGAGTATGTTCGCCAACGATCCTCACTCTAAAACGAGCGTTTCCTTTAGCAGTAGGGTCATCTTCAGATCTTTGCTCAATCTGACCGCACCACCAGTCAAAACCATCATTACCTACTTGGTGTGATGGCATGAATGCGTTGGCAAACAAATTATCCATACTAATTAATTATCATGAATCTTACACTCTGGTGCGCCTGGTTCTTGATCACAATAGAGTTCGAGTGGTGAGGGATCGTGATGATCTCCTGCTTCAATCTCTTCTTTATGATGCTCAACATATTCTTCTAGATCGTGCAGTTCGCCTTCAATGTGACGACGCTGCTGAGGAGAAGTCAGAGGATTCTGGAGAATCTCCTTATCTGCCTCAATATGCTGTTCGATGCTGTCCATGTGTAGTACCTCCGTAGGTTATTTATTCCGAATCGTGAGCAGTATCCTTATCAAGCATACCATAAGAATCACGAATCAAGTGTAAAGTTGTTGTGAAGTCTCCTTGTATTCCAGAAACGAGATCATAAGAATGAGTGACTGATTTAATTAAATACAATCCACTGCTCTCTTTATCATCAGGTTCCTTCGCTTCCTCAGAGTTGGCAACTTTATTCCTTAGTCTAATGTCAACTTTCTCCCCTGCACAGATTTGTGCTTGTCCTGGGACAGTAATCACACATTCTTGATTATGCATAGACTGATACCTGGCAATACTCTGTGCCATAAAATATTTTTGCCAATCAGCATATGGTGTAGGACTGTCTCCACCATCTCCCTCCTCAGGAGATGCAATATCGCCACCAGTGAACCATGACTCGTGATCAAGGATCTCTGTAATATATCTAGTAGGGAACTGTGATAGTTCTCTTTCTGCAACAGGAACTGCTGCAACACCTGCAGTTCCTAAGTGCTTCATACCTTCATATGAATCTTTTAAAGAGTAAGAATATTCAGCATACTTTCCTGTCGAAGGATTGAAGAAAACCATTGTACTTGCATACTTACCCGATCTCAAATTCTTAAGGATATTGACTTCTGATTTGAAATCACACTTCAGGATTTTGAATGTATCATCACTATCATCGACATTACCAATTCTCTCAACATATAAGTATGCTGGTCTATCT